TCTGAGGCAAAAGATTGTTGGGATGGTTACGAAAAGGTGCCAGGCATTGCCCGCGGCAAAAGGGGCTCGTGTGTGAAGAAAGAAGACGACGCAGTTGAAGAGGGTGTTGATGATCCAGCAATCTTCAAAGCAGTATTCCTTGCTGGCGGACCAGGATCTGGTAAATCATTCACTGTTGGTAAGACTGGTCTCACAGCCCTTGGATTCAAGGTTGTTAATTCGGATGATAAGTTTGAAGCAGCTTTAAAGAAAGCAGATCTTGAACCAACACCAGATAATATCTTTAGTCCAAAAGGTCAAAAACTTCGTGGAAGAGCCAAAGAATTGACAGCAAAACAAAGAGATCTTTATATCGATGGCCGCCTCGGCTTGGTGATTGATGGAACTGGTAAGAACTTCGCCAAGATTAAAAAGCAGTCTGAGTTACTTAAAGCAATTGGTTATGATGTAGCAATGATCTTTGTTAATACTGATAAAGATACTGCACTAATCAGAAATAGAAAACGTTCTAGAAGTCTTCCTGATGCCGAAGTCGAAACCATGTGGAAAGAGGTTCAGAATAACCTCGGTAAATTCCAATCGATGTTTGGTTCCAACTTTGTCATTGTTGATAACTCTGAGGGTGCAAACATTGAGAAGGCAACCACATCTGCATATAAGAAGATGGCTAAGTTCGCTAAGGATTCTCCTAAGAATAACATCGCTAAGAAGTGGATTTCAAAACAACTCGGAGAAGCGACATGGAGATCGGAAGGTCATTATACAGCAGACGGCAAAGAATGGACTGGCGATCAACACCAAACTGACGGTCAAGTAATGACAGGCAAGGTTCATACCGATGATAGCGTAAATTTATATCACTTCAAAGAACTATCACCAGAAGTGAGAAAGAAAATTTCAGCAACATTTAAACAATATAAATAGTTAGTAATAGCAAAACAAACAGAATTAAAGATAGTATAGAAGAAAGAAGTGGGTATAAAACAACTTTATTATAAATACATAAAGAATACTCCAAATCAAAAACTTAATGGGAAAACTATGAAAAGAGAAAAATTTATACCTGAAACCGTCATCGATGAAGATGTCCCAGCCTTTATGGGTGCTCTGGCTCAAGCGGCTAAAGCTGGCAAGAAAGAATTTAAATTCGGGGAGAAGACATATAAGGTCAACTTGAAGAAGGATGTGGCTGATAAGATCACAAAGAATATGGATGAGAAAACAGATTTTGAAGAGGGGAATGAATTCACATCAGCAGCTGCTAAAGCAAAGCTTGCTGGCAAAGATGAATTTGAATTCGAAGGCAAAACATATCCAGTAGAGATCGATCAAGATGCTGCTGAAAAGATTCTTGGTAAGAAGGAATCAGTTGAACTTGAAAGAACAAATATTCTAACACCTGATGAGTATGATGAGGTTTCAAACTTTAAAAACTTCAATAAGAAGGATTGGAAATGGAACGCAATTCAAAAGAAGTTCGTTCGTAAGGTAAAGGTTAAGGAATCCACAGATGTTGATCAACTTACCGATGCTCTTTCTGAAGCAACAGCCTCAGACTATGCCAAACTTTCAGATACAGATTTAAAGGATCTACTTGCAATCTTCAGAAAAGTGGGTAACACTGCAGCCAAGCCGATCATCAAAGCCATCCGAACCGAGATGCAGAGAAGATCTCTCAAGGAAGAGATTGAGCTTGAAGAAGCGGTTAGACCATTCAAGGAGCTTGAAAAAGCTTGGATCAGAGCAAAGGATAATGATAAGAAGAGAGAAAAGCTCATTAAGAAGCATAATCTCAAACCAATCATTTCTAATGTGAGACCAGGCGCTATTAAACTCGGTCCTCTTAATAGTCTTAATGCAAAGGGTAAACAAGAATTCACAATGGTAGGATTAGATGCTGACGGCGAGTTAATCTTCGTTAGTAATAATCCATTGAGAATTCACTATCCAAGTAATGTTAAGGATCGCCCATCAGGTGAGGAGATGAAAGAGTCTGTTTCACTTAAGAGCCTCCGCATTCGCCGTGCAGTTGAGCTGTCTGTAAATGAATCAATTTCAGAAAGACTTGATGCTTTCATTACTGAGTCGAACATTGATGCTACTTGGAGTCCAAGTAAAATAAAAAATGCATACAAGAAGTATATCATTGAAGCAGATTATCAACTCTATCATCCCACATTTACAGCCGCTGCTAAGGCTGCCTCAGATCTTGCTAAGAAGAAAGGCTTTGAGGTTGATGAAGATGATTGGTTCAACCAAGTTTCAACTGGACCTAAAAAGCCAGGTAAAGGCAAGACTAACCGATATGTCGTTAAGGTTACCAAGAAAGGTAAAGAAACAAAGAAAAGACTTGCTTTCCAAGTCTATGGTATGGATTCTGGCAAGTATGAACTTAATGCTTATGTTGAATCTACGCAGATTCAAGAAGTTAATGAATCAACCATGGATAAGGTTAATGCAATTGTATCAGATAAACAAGCCGCAAAGATCGGTGGAAAGATGATTGATATGCAGACCGCTTCTGCAATTGTGCAGGTTTACAGTAAGGTAAATGCCGCAACCAAGAAGAAGATGGAAAACGAAAAGATTGAGAAGCTTGTTAGTATCGCTCAGAGAGTGATGGCTAAAGAATCTACTAATCTTGAAGAAGCTAGTGCAACAGTCGCGATGGTTCTTAAGGCTCTAAGACTCAAAGGAGGAAAGGATGCCGACGCATTGATTAAGAAGATGAAAGATCTTGATTTAGAATCGAAAGTATCTAAGGCTCATGCAGATGCAGCTAAGAAGATCTTAAAAGGACAGATCACCAAGTTTGTAAAGGAATCTGATAAAGAACTTGATATTAAATCTTTAAAGGATTTGATTAAGAACCCATCACCTAAGATGATCAAGCAATACGGCGGAAAAGATAAGTATATCAAGATGCTAAAATCCAAGTTGGCTAAACTTGAATCGATTAAAGAAAATATAGGTGTAGAAGATGGTCGCCGCGTCATTGTTAAGGCTTTAACAAAACCGGCTGCATTAAGACTTCAGAAGAAATTGAGAAACAAATTCAATTCATATGATTTCAATATTGATAAATCTGGTCTTAGTATTATCGTTCCAAATGAAAAACCTATCACCCGTTTCATTAATAAACAACCCGAAGTAGACACAATTGGTGAATAACAATCAAAATAGATTTAAAATGGGAATATGGATGACATGAACGCAAACGAAAAAACGCGACTAGACCGAATTGAAGAAAAGATCGATAAGATGGCAGATGCTATCATTGCTTTGGCCAGAGCCGAAGAAAAGATCTCAGCTCAAGAAGAATCAACTAGAATTATCCTCAAGAGAATGGTCGATCAAGATGACCGCTTAAGACTGATTGAACGCGATCTATCTCACGTCGAAGATACAACTAGAACCATAAAGTCAGTCGTATGGACTATCACGACAGCAATCATTGGATCTATCGTCGCGGCATTCGTTTGGATGTTTGATATCCCATCAAATTAGACTGTCTTCTAAGCAACCATTAATATGAATATTATAGAAAAGACATTAAGTAACTTAAGTGAGAAACCACTTTCAGTCTCGGCCCGAAGAGCCCGCGGCAGAATGATGAAACGACTCGCACCTAAACTTGCAATGAAGAGAGCCAAAGCTCTGAAGAAGAAGGCTTCTCCAGAGAAATTGGCTTTGAGGGCTAAGAAGGCTGCTAAAGACATTATTCGAGGTAAGATCTTAAAAGATAAGAAATATAATGATCTAGCTCCAGCACAAAAGATTAATGTAGATAAGCAAGTTGAGAAGAAGACCGTCGCAATCGCTAAGATTGCCAAGAAACTTCTACCTTCGATAAAAAAGGCAGAAAAGGAAAGACTCGCAGCAATGAATGCCAAGGAGGAATCTATTAAAGAAGTACAACAACCTACTCCAAAAGCCGCTTATGATTTCAAGGATATACACACCATTGAAATTTATGATTAATACTCAGAGATAACTTAAATTTAATATAAATACATTTTTAACTAAAACAACTATGAACTTTCAGGATACATCAAAATCATTAATGGATGCGGTAGCAAAGATACTGGCGCCAGTAACTACAGAAGAAGTCGAAGTTTCTGCTGCAGAAACCACAGAAGAAGTGGTTCTCACAGAGGCGATCAAAGTCAAAACTCATAAGGGTATGTACTCTATTAAAAAAGGTGAAGAATCTTTGAAATCTTGGGTCGAAAAGATTGTGATCATGAGTGATGATGTAAAGAAGAGTCAACGCAAGACCATTACACAAAACATTGTTAAAGCAATTGAGTCTGGTAAGATCAAGAATGCTGATCTAACACAAGATCTTGGTGCTCTCATTGGTGTGAAGTCTGGCGCACATCGAGCACCAGGTGTAATTGTAAAAGCAGAACTGAAAAGGCTTGGACTACTTGAATCTGCTGATCTTGAAGAAGCATCTAACGCAGATCTGAAGAAAGTTCTTGCTACTACAAGAAAACTTGGCGCTATAGTAAAAGGAAACACCGCAGATTTTGGTCAAGGTGCAGTAATTGATTTTTCTATCGAAAAAGGTAAAATCAAATTTGATGGTGGTTTATCATCAGGTGTTGAATATTACAATAATGCTAAAGACGCAATTAGCGCATTGATGATTGGAGTTGATGAAGCAACAGACCTTGAAGAAGCTATTGTTTATCGTGATATTCGCCACGCAATTGAGTTACTGAGGACCACGCCCGGCGCTACTAAGTTCAGAGATTCACTCATGAAGAAAGATCAAGATGCTAAGATTTCTTCAAGTGATCTTAAAAAAGCCAAGGAAATATTCGCTAATATGAGCACTATCGATTCGGCTAACGTTGAGAAAAAGAGAAAGGATAGATATTTCCCTAGATTCGGAGTTAAAGCTCTTGAAGAATCTACTGATCTTGAAGAAGGTTCATTTGATAAACTAGAAAAGAAACTTGGTCGTATAAATCCAGACACCTTAGGCGATGTTCTCAAAGGAAAGATTAAATTGAATTCTGCCGAGCAAAAAGAGTTTGATGCATTTATGAAAGGCGCTAGAAAGATGTTTGCTCCCGCGGAAGAAACAGATCTTGAAGAAGCAATCAAATGGTGGACAGTTACTATCACTAAGAAAGCTGGTAAACTCTTCAAGGGTCAAACAGTTGATGTGAAAGCTAGCAACAGTGCACAGGCTATCAAGAAAGGTCTGAAGCAAATGAAAGCCGATCCAATGACAGTTCCAAGCGGGAGTGTTGATGCAGTCTTGGGAGAATCATCGAAGTAGATTCTACAAAACATTTAAAACCACTCACAATAACAAATAAAGAATATAAGCCATGATTAAGAGAAAAAAATCTAAAAAAGCAATCGAATCTACAATCGAAGAAATTCAAGAGGATGTTGTCGTAGTTGAAGAAGCGGCGGAAGTTAAAGCTCCAAAGAAAAAGGCCACTAAGGTCAAAAAGGAAGTTATTCAGCCTGAAAGTAACAAACCTCAATCATTTCGCTCTCTAAGAGAAGCTAAAAAATATGCTAAAGAGAATGGCGGAAAAGTGGTAGAAAAAGGTAGATTTTACGTTCGTTAAAGTTCATAAATAGAACATGAGGATATTTAATGAACTAAACAATGCGAACTTTGAACTATATGCGGCTAAACATTACCGAAATCCAGCCTGCCTATCCATTGAGGATTTCAAAGAAGATGTTGTAAGATTCAAATATGTTAATAGATTGTTGAAGAAGTATGAAGCAAGTGGGATGATATCCGAGAGACTTATATTAAATCACTTAATAACAATATATAATGTGTTTGATATCGAAGCCGCGACAAGAATGATCTTCTATCGTGTATCGGCAAGTCATTGGCCAACTATCAAAACATTCCTAATATACTTAAACTATCTGGAACCAGATCATAAAAGAGACGTTGTCATAGACTTATATGTGGCAAAGAAATTACAATCTTTATAAACTATACTATGTCGATATTAAAAGCAGCTGACTTCTTCTACTCATTAAGATTTCTAAGACTATTAACTATGCCTTGGAAGAAGACCGCTGCGTATAAAGAGGGTGTGATCGATGATGATGGTAATAAACTGAAGAAGCCAGAAACTGCCGATGAGAAAAAGGCTTATACATCATTCCATAAGCTGGTCTTTAACATCCGCCGCTTATTGGGAAAACTCCCCTTGGGTAAGAGCACAATAGCTAGATATGGTGCAGCCTTATATCTCATTAAAGAACATGCAGATATTTCAGATAAAAAGCTCGCAGGGATGTTGAGTGAGATGATAGGTGACACAGTTGAAGATGATTACCTTGCCGAATCAACAGATTGGTTCCTCACAGAAGATTTAAATAAAATTCGTGAAGGTACTTATGTTTTAACAAAGGATCTGCCATTAAGAAATGGAGAACTTTTAGCCAAAACTAATACAACTGTTATGGTTGAGGAGCATGAACCAATTGGTGAAGTCTTTGGGATCAAAGTCTATAAAGGCCATCATGTGAAAACCAAGCAAAGTATATATATTACACAAGCCGATATAACATTCTAAATATGAAAAATTTAATTAACAGTAGTAAAGACATTCTAAATATGAAAAATTTAATTAACAGTAGTAAAGACATTCTTGAAGGAGAAAACCTGAAAGAAGAACAATTCATGAGACTGGATTCAAAATCAATCAAAGTTGATATGTTTACAGCAGCAAGAGAGTTGACTGCAATATACAATTTGCAAAAGAATGGAAATGATTACGACCGCGAAGAGTTGAGAGCCCTTATCAAGAAACTCCAAAAGATAGATAAGGCGGCTAAGACTTTTAAAGATCGTGATTCATTACCTAAAAATTATCAATACAAATACTAATGAGTGTTGGTGAAAACCAACCAAAGTATATATATTACACAAGCCGATATAACATTCTAAATATGAAACAAGCAAAAGAACAGATGACAACAGGAGCAGTAGCAATCGTGGATAAACCATTGTTTGCTAAGAAACGCAAGTATCGTGATTTCGATGTTCCGTCAGAAGTCTTTCGCAGGTTTCAAACAGGAAGAAATAAATTCGAAAGATGGGCAAAATATCTTGATTTAAATGATAGTGATCAAAAGAGGATATATGACTACGCCCGCAAAAATCGTGATTCGGTAGTAATTCTTAGAGACTCCACCACAGGGGCTTTAAGATCGATTCGTCAAAGAGCAGCAAACGATTAATATAATAATCGATAAGGTGATTATTATGCACCCAATTGTATTATTGTGTTTACAATCTAACTTAAATGTATATAATAGTCTTTAAATGATATTCGAAGAACAAATTTCCCGTAAACCTGATCACTATCCTTGGACTGAAGAGTTCATCGAAGCTATGCATAATGGCTTTTGGACCGACAAGGAATTCAATTTCCAGTCTGACATCCAAGATTTTAAAGTTAACCTAACTGATAAAGAACGTGACATGGTCTCGCGAAGCTTATCGGCTATCGCCCAGATCGAAGTTGCTGTAAAAACCTTTTGGGCCAATGTTGGCCAGAACCTTCCTCATCCATCTATCACCGACCTTGGTTATGTGATGGCAAATGTCGAGGTTATCCATAATAACGCATACGAAAGATTGCTCGATGTATTGGATATGAACGATATCTTTGAAGAGAATCTTAAACTCGACATTATTCAGAATCGAGTAAAGTACCTTCGTAAGTATCTTCACAAATACTATAAGGACTCAAAGAAGCAATATGTATATTCTCTCATCCTCTTTACATTGTATGTAGAGAACGTATCGCTGTTTAGCCAGTTCTATACAATCAATTACTTTAATCGCTTCCGCAATCTACTGAAAGATACTGCTCAGCAAGTAGCATACACTTCAAAGGAAGAACTACTTCATGCTATGGTTGGTATGAAGCTTGTAAACACCATCAGAGAAGAGCATCCAGAGTTGTTTGATGAAGAGTTTGTAGAGCGCATTCGACATGAGTGCGAAGAAGCTTATAAGGCAGAATCCAAAATCATTGAATGGTCAGTGAATGGTTACGAGTCAGAGCATCTAAGCACTCCTATCCTACAGAATTTTATTAAGAATCGACTCAATGATTCTCTTACGCAGATTGGTATTGAGCCAGTGTTTGATGATGTCGATCAAGAGGTGTTGAGTAAGACAGAATGGTTCGACGAGGATGTACTTGGAAATACTTCTACCGACTTCTTCAGTAAGCGCCCTACAGAATATTCGAAGAACGATAAATCTTACGGTGAAGAAGATTTATTCTAGTTGAACACTTAAAAGTTATATATACATTATGGAGAAATACAATTGGTTAAATGATGATTCGCGGAAGTTCCTGCAGCGCGGATACCTAACGGGGGATCAGACACCCGAAGAACGAATCACTCAAATTGCAAAGACTGCTGAGGGTGACTTAAAGAAAGCAGGTTTTGCAGAGAAGTTTGAAGAGTATATGTCATATGGATGGTATTCATTGTCATCTCCTATTTGGGCTAACTATGGAATGAAGAGGGGTTTACCAATCTCCTGCTTTGGTTCTTATGTTGATGACACCCTAGAATCGATACTTACTAAGCAAGCTGAAGTAGGTATGATGACGAAAATGGGAGGTGGAACATCTGCATACTTTGGAGATATTCGTAAGAGAGGTGCAAGTATTAACACTGGGGGAAAGTCGAACGGCCCGGTTCACTTCATGGAGTTATTCGAATCAGTGACAAATGTTGTTTCTCAGAGTAATGTTCGTAGAGGATCATTCGCAGCTTACATGCCTATTGATCATGCTGACATCTTAGAGTTCTTACAGATCCGCAGTGATGGCAATAGTATTCAGAATCTTTCTATTGGCGTATCAGTCTCTGATAAGTGGATGAAGTCAATGGTTGATGGAGATAAGGATAAGCGAAAGGTATGGGGCAAAGTAATTAAGAAGCGATATGAGTCTGGTTACCCATACATCTTCTTTAGTGATACTATTAATGATAACGCCCCAGAAGTTTATAAGGACAAAGGTCATACGATCCACGCTTCTAATCTATGTTCTGAGATCGCTCTATCATCAAGTAACGATGAGTCATTCGTATGCAACCTATCATCGATGAACCTACTTCACTATGACGATTGGAAAGGCACGGATGCAGTTGAAGTTCTTACATACTTCCTTGATGCTGTGATGTCTGAGTTCATCCGTAAGACTGAAGATATTCCATTCATGGAAGCTCCTCGTAAGTTTGCAACAACTCAGCGAGCACTCGGTATTGGTGTCCTTGGTTGGCACTCATATCTACAGAGTAAATCAATCCCGTTCGAAAGCTTTGAAGCAAAGCAGCTCACGACTGACATTTTCAGATACATGAAAAGAGAATCGCATGATGCATCTGCGTCTCTTGCAAAAGAATATGGTGAGCCTGAATTGTTGAAGGGTTATGGTCGTAGGAATGTCACTACAATGGCGATTGCTCCTACTACATCAAGTTCGTTTATCCTTGGTCAAGTATCACCGAGTGTTGAACCTCTTAATAGTAATTACTTCGTTAAAGACCTCGCAAAGGGTAAGTTTACATATAAGAATCCATATCTAGAAAGAGTGCTTGATGCTTATAGCAAGAATAACGGTCCAACATGGAAATCTATTCTAGTGCACGGAGGTTCAGTTCAGCACCTCGACTTCTTATCTGATCATGAGAAAGACGTGTTTAAGACGTTCGGCGAGATCTCTCAGAAGGAGGTTATTATTCAGACTGCTATACGTCAAACGAGCATTGATCAGGCGCAGAGTATTAATCTAATGATTCATCCTAAGACTCCACCGAAGGAAGTAAATCAACTTCTTATCTTCGCATGGGAGCAAGGTGTAAAGACACTATACTATCATCGTGGTACTAATCCATCTCAAGAACTCTCTCGTAACTTACTTCAATGCGCATCGTGCGAAGGATAATAATGATTAAAGAAACACAATACTGTAACGCCTGCGCTTCTCAATATACTGTTCAATGGCTTGAACAAGATGTTGATGAAGACTTAATGCCAACATACTGCCCATTCTGCGGTGAAGAAAACTTCGGAGAGTTCGATCCGATCGAGACTGATGAGTTTGAATAAATAGATATATGAAAACATTAAAAGGTTCATCGCTTTATTACAAAGCTCGTGCAGTTTTTGGGAATGCTAACATCTCTGTAACAGATAGTGAATATGCATTGCCCAGTGAAAAGTGGATAACAGGCAAGTTCTATCATAATTTCAATTGGTGGATGCAATCGAATGGGGTTAAGAAGTGGAAAACATATACCGACTGCGATAATAAAGCCTTTGCATATTTCGTGTGTGCTAATATATCTCATGCTAAAACAATGGAAGCCCGAGAAAGGGCAAGCATGGAAACATACGAAGGCATTGCAGTTGGAGTTATGTTCTATCTAATAGGTGGAAAAAAGACGTCTGGTCATGCAATCAATGTTGTTTATACAAACGGCAAACTGATATACATTGAACCTCAAAATGGTGAACAACTAAAATTAACAAAGAAGGAGATAGATTCATGCTGGTACGTTACATTTTAATATTATCGGCACTCGTATTCTCAGGTTGTGCGACACCCGAATTCAACGAAGAAGGCGAATCAAATTATAGACCTACTCCATTTAATACATTAGAAGCAGAATATGAATAAACTACCATTTAAATCAAAGAAATTTATAGCACTCATTGCTGGAATTTCGTTTAATGCACTCTTCGCAGCTCTCTCATTGTTTCTCATTGCAGGCAATCCAGAGTCAGCCACAGCCATTGTGAATCTTATGACAGTATCATTAGCGTCTGTTAATGGGCTTATCTCTCTGTATGCTATTGGTCAATCAGCAGTAGACTGGAAAATCAATTCTACAAATGCTAATATTGCTGAACAGACAAGTAGCATTGAAGAAACTAAGAAGCTTGAGGTTTCGTATGAGGGTGCAGAATCTCTGAATTGGGATTAAGGTATAAATAACTCCATGTGGAGTTACAAGGGTGAGGAGTTTACTACTGAGATGATCGAGGACTATATTGGATTCGTCTATATGGTTACCGACAAGGATACAGGTATGAAATACATCGGAAAGAAAGGTTTCTTCTCGAAAGTAACTAAACCACCACTGAAAGGAAAGAAGCGCAAACGTAGATCAGTTAAGGAATCTGATTGGAAAACATACTGCGGATCAAGCGAAGCAGTGAAGCTTATTGTTGAAGAGAATGGATTAGATCACTTTGATAGAGAGATATTGCATCTATGTAAGAGTAAGGGTGAACTAAATTATATCGAAATGAAAGAACAGATCATAAGGGACGTTATATTGAAGCCCAATGAGTATCACAATGGATTTGTGGGTGGAAAAATACACCGTAATCATCTAAGGAGTCTTTGGAAGTAAAAAAAGATTTGACATATGGTGTTATTCTGATATAATCAGTAATGATTCAAAATAATAGAATTATCACAACATAGGAAAATTACATAATGATTATCATCGACTACTCAGCTATTGCCATTGCGGCAATCTTCTCACAAGACCGACCTCAAGATATTGAAGAGGGTCTTATTCGCCATATGATTCTTAACCGAGTCAGGCAGTACAATCTCAAATTCCGTGAAAAATATGGACAGACTGTTATTGCATGCGATGGCGGATCTTGGAGAAAGCAAGCATTTGCTCAGTATAAAGCTGGTCGAAAAAAGAATCGTGATGAATCACCCTTAGATTGGAAAGAATTCTTTCGATTAATTAATCTAGTTCGTGATGAGTTAAAAGAGAATTTTCCGTATCCAGTTGTATATGTTGACAACGCAGAAGCCGATGATATCATTGCAGTCTTATCCAAATCTACTCAAGAGTTTGGTCAGAATGAACCAGTCGTGATTATTTCGGCTGATAAAGATTTCTTACAACTTCACCGCTATTCAAATGTGAAACAGTTTAGTCCAATGAAACGAGACTTCATCACAATCAATGATCCTCTCTTCTATCGATTCGAACACATCTGTAAGGGTGATAGTAGTGATGGTGTTCCAAATGTATTAAGTCCAGATAACACATTCACTGAAGGTCTTCGACAAAAGCCGATGCGCGCAAAGAAGATCCTTGAATGGTATGAAAGTAAAGATAACCTGGAATCTGTTATGGACACTGAAACTCTGCGCAACTTCCATCGCAACAGAGAAGTCATTGATCTCGATTACATCCCAACAGAAATCGTGGATTCTATTCACAAGGCTACTGCTGAGCAAGTATCGAAACCTAAGAAAGATGTTCTGAACTATCTTATCACAAACCGTTGCGCCATGTTGGTAGAGGCAGCTCAAGATTTTCAAACTAAATAATATCATTATGAAAACACTACACGAAATATTCACCGAAATACAAAAGGCACCCACACGTGCAGAAAGACAGGAAATTCTGAAGGAAAATGATTCGTTTTCACTTCGAACGATCCTTCATTTAAACTTCCATTCGGATATCGAACTACAGCTACCAAGCGGAAAACCACCATTCACTTGTGATGAAAAGCCTTATGGTAAACCTGAAGTAAAGATCAAGATGTTGGGAAGATGTGTTAAGGGTAATGGCACAAACGCCATCAAGAAAGAAAAGTTGTTCATCGAGATTCTTGAATCTTTGGTTGAAGAGGATGCTAATATCGTCTGCTTGGCTAAAGATGGTAACGTCATGAAGGAATACTCTCGTGTATCAGAGAGTTTAATCAAATCAGTTTTTCCAACACTTGTAAAATGAAAGAAGCAGACTTAATTGAAATCATTGATAATTTAAAAAGAGAACTAGTTCTTATTAAGGATAAACTCAGAAAGATTGATGATCGCCACTATAAGAATGATCTAAAGCATAGATGTAAAAGAATCTAAAGATTATTGTCTTTACATATGATCAATTTGATTTATAATACTATATTATGAATATATTCGCTCTATCTCCCGTACCAGAAGTTGCCGCTAGGTGGCACTGTGACAAGCACGTGGTCAAAATGATCCTTGAATCAGCACAAATGCTTTCAACCGCTCATCGTGTGCTTGATGGTATGGAAGAAAGGCGCTCTTCAGTTTCTGGTAAGACAATGTCACGATATTGGGAATTACCCGATGACCGAGAAAATAAACTATACAAGGCTGTTCATATGAAACATCCATCTACATTATGGACAATGGAATCTCATATGAATTACAAATGGCACTATCAGCTTTTTAAGTGTCTTTGCAAAGAATATAGTTATCGGTATGGAAAGGTTCATGTATCAGAGACTAAACTTCTTGATATTCTAAAAGATATACCAAAGAATATCAAGAAATCCTATATGACGCCCTTTGCCCTCGCTATGGGTTCTAATCCAGAATGTATGAATTACGATGACCCCATTGGTTCATACCAAAAATTCTATCAGACAAAACAAAAAAGATTCTCGATGACTTGGAAGAATAGAGAAACACCACATTGGTTTAAACTCCATAAATAATACCTTATGATATACGATTACTATTGCGATAAATGTGAAAGAGTGTGGGAAGAGACTCACACCATCGATAACCGAGATGAACCTGTTGGAAAGCCATGTCCTTGCGAAGATGGTGGAACAGTAAGGAGAGGTGTTTGTGCGCCAGGGTTAAATTTTCAGGGTTCTGTTGGAATGATTAAACGAGCAGGATCTGGTTGGAATGATGTCTTGAAGGGAATTAATAAAGCAGCTGGCAAGCAATCTAAAATCGAACATTATTAATCATTATGGAAGTAACTACAAAGGTAATTGTTTGGCGCATATTGTCGATCGCACTATGCTCGCTTATGGGTAGAATTTGGTTTGGTGATTGGCACGTTACAGCGTTCGGTATTTTTATTTCGTTTGTTATGACATTCGTTCACTATTACTTTGAAAAACTATGGCCGCAAACTAACACCATTTGATTTTATCAAGAACACTATTAATCATGGAATATATTACATTAAAATTAGGAGAAATCGCACAGGTTTTTATCGGTGCCGCTTGTGTAGCAGTAATCTGTTATTATTTGTGGTCCACAATAAACGAAAAATAATATGAAAACAATAAAAAAAGATTTCATTACAGGAGCTGTAGTGATAACGATTGTATTATCCGCGATGGTTAATGCAGCACCTCAACCTATTTCAGAAATGGAAACAACTCCTCGTAACTGCTGCTGCTGCTGCTGCTGCTGTTGTCAAAATAAAGATGAAGTCATTTATACATCTGATGATGCTCAACAAGAGCCATCTACTTATCCAGTAAGTGAACCACCTCCACACCCAGTTATACTCTCACGATAATATATGGAACAAAACTTATATCACTACAAAGCCCATATCACGAAGGTGTATGATGGTGATACTGTGACAGCGGATATCGATCTTGGTTTCAATATGGTCATGCGCAAGCAAAAACTCCGCTTACTTGGAATCGATACACCTGAAATTCGAGGCGAAGAACGAGCCGAAGGTCTGATCTCACGAGATCGTTTATCTGAACTCATCCTCAACACTGATGTATGTATTATTACAGACAAAGATAAGGGTGGCAAATATGGTCGATGGTTAGTAACAATATATTCAAAGCAAAACGATACTTGGATAAACTGCAATCAACTCCTACTCAATGAGAACCTAGCAAAGGTTTACAAATAATTATGAAAGATCCACACAAAGCAGAAGAAGCCCTAGGCATGATACTTGTCACACTCTTTGGAGTGTGTGTAGTTGGTTTAATAGTAGCAACAATAGGAGCAATTGCATCGGCATTTAACCTATAAATCTATAAATTATGAAAAAATTCACACACAAGCCTATTGAACTGGACTACAATCTATCCGCTAAATCAACTAAGGCAGGAAGATTATATGAAGTGCCAGGCGGCAATTATTATCCTTCAATGACCACGTGTCTTGGTTGGGCTACTAAACACCACATTCATGCTTGGAGAAAAGCAGTAGGAGCCGAAGAGGCAAATAGAATCTCTCGCCATGCATGTGCTCGTGGTAATGCTGTTCATTACACAGCAGAAAGATATCTGAACAACGAAGAAGGTGCTCTCAAAGAAAATGAGATGCCCCATGTTGTTCAGATGTGGAATTCAATGAAGAAGGTTTTAGATGAAAGAGTAGATAACATTGTTATGCAGGAATGTCCTCTTTACTCTGATGAATTAATGCTAGCAGGTCGAGTCGATCTTATTGCAGAGTTTGATGGTAAATTATCAATCATTGACTTCAAGACATCTAGCCGCTACAAAAGCTCAGAAGAGATCACAGGATATTTTCTTCAAGAATGTGGCTACGCAGTCATGTTTGAGGAAAGAACGGGAATCAAAATCGACCAGATTGTTACTATTATGGTCGTAGAGGGCACAGAAGATTCTATCGTTTTCATTGAACCCAGAGATAAATGGGTAGAAGAGTTAAAAAGGCGCAGAGATGAGTATTTCGATCATCTGAACGAAAAGATAAAGAGCAATAATAACTAGTTGATTATCAACTACTTATGAATTTTTGGGCTATTACCAATAGTCTTTTGTAACTCGTTGATTGTCAACAAGTTATCACTGTTGACAAATTGCGGGCTTTAGTATATAATAGTATTATAAGATTGAGAAAGACATTTACTATGAAAACACTAAAAGAAACATTACTCGCCATCCTCGTCGGCTTTATATTCGCAGCTATCGGTTATATCGGTCTTTGCATTTCAATCCCTGCTTAAATTTACATATTATGAAACTACACGAAATTACAGACACTGAAAATCCTATTGCAATTGACTACATCTATGATGGTAAATTCCAAGCTACTGATCTCATAACCAACGAGGTTACGGTTATCACAAAGGAGTTTGCCAATGAAGTGGCTTGCTTCGGCAACGTTTTCGTCACTGAAACCGCCCAAGTGAATATGCACGCGGTAAACACCCACGACTTCTTCGAGGGCACTAGGGAAGCCCTAAGTCATCTCACTTCCTTGGTCTAATGACATATCGATATCAAGCACGGCTTCATCGCAGGTTGTCTCTTTTACAAAGAATACTTTTAAAACTAAAAACCAAAACACTATAATGTATACAAACTCAAACAGACACCGCATGCTAACTAATGAATACTCCATCGAAGGTGATGCAGAGATGCTAACTAATGAATATACTATCGGTGATGATGAACTAAAAGAGGGCGAAGACATCCTATTTTACAGTGGCGATATGGTAGGTAGCGGCACTGTATTCAAAATCGTCGATGGTAATATTGATGGTGATGTCATCGTTCAAACTGGAAATGGAGGGCGTGGTCTTGAATACATCCGTCGAAAAGACATCCTGCGCGCTTAATAAATTATGATTATATTAACAGACTGTGATGGAGTCCTATTGAACTGGGCTCAAAGTTTTCACTGGTGGATGCACCGCAAAGGTTATCGACCAATTTACCCGAATGCCTATGCGATGGATGAGTGCTACGGAATTTCTCGGAGTGAATCGAAAGAACTCTGCGTGACGTTTTGTGAATCGGCAGCCGTGGGCTTTCTTCCGCCGCTCCGAGATGCTATTAAGTATGTTCGCAAGTTACATGAAGAACACGGTGTAGTTTTCCATTGTATTACATCTATGGGAACTGATCCGTGGGCTATTAAACTTCGTGAAGAAAACCTAGCCCGTGTATTTGGTGAAGGTGTATTCGAACGAGTTGTCTGCCTTGGATGTGGAGAAGATAAAGATAAAGCACTTGAACGTTATCGTGATTCAGATTTTATATGGATTGAGGATAAGGCAGAGAATGCAGAACTTGGAGCCAAGATGGGACTAAATAGTTTTCTTCTTAGCCACACATACAATGAAAATTATAATTTGAATGATGATGTGACACGTGTTAATAATTGGAAAGAAATTTATGACCACATCGCTTGAACACACACTAGGAATCCTGTATAATGTATGCTTCATTGGTTGCTATTGGCCGCAGATCATCAAATCAATTAAGACGAAGTCTGTTAATGATGTTAGTATTACACTTTACTTCTTATCGATTATTGGATATGCTGCTGCGGCTGGATACGCGATTCTTCGATTCGGGTGTGACTTCTGGCTTCTATTCAACTACGTGCTCAGTGGAATCTCAGCGATCATCATGATCGTGGTATACTATAAACATAAATTATGATTAAATCAAAAGAAATACTATATAAGAAAGCAAAGACAGGCGCTATACAACAGTGGCAAGTCTTCTATCAAGATGGTCAATATTGGACTGAACATGGACAGGTTGGTGGAAAGATTACAGTAGGTGTTCCAACAGATTGTGAGGCAACCAATGTTGGTCGATCAAATGAGAGGAATGTGTCGGCACAGGCTGAATTCGTTGCTAATCGTAAATGGGAACATCGCCAAAAATATGATGGATACACAACCAATATCAATGATGTTGATAAAGGAAAAAGTTATTTCGTATGCACACTTGCTAATAAATGGGAAAACCATCATAAGAAGATGCCAGAGAAGATTATGGGTTCACCAAAACTTGATGGTCTTAGATGTATCATTACAAAGGATGGTGCCTTTACTCGTAATGGAAAACAGTATGTAACCACAAAGTTCATTGAAGAGAGTCTGAAAGATTTCTTTGATGAATTTCCGAACATGGTTCTCGATGGTGAACTATACTGTCATCGTCTTCATAATGATTTCAATAAGATTGCATCTCTGGCTCGAAAGACTAAAGAAAAATCTATTAAGCCTAAAGATTGGGATGAGATTAAAGATAAACTCAAGCTTTACATATTTGATGTCTACGATGATGATTGCCCGCGGACAGAGTTCGATGAGCGATATAATTTCATAATGTATGAATTTACAGATCATGATTTCGTAGTTCCTGTTCCAAATAAATTAATCACACACGATCAGATTGATGAATATCACGCTGAATGTATTGAAGAAGGGTATGAAGGAATCATGTTGCGTGATCCATCTATGCTTTATGAACACACTCGTTCGAAGAAACTACTTAAATATAAGCAATTTATAGATGATGAATTCAAGGTGATTGATATCACAGCTGGTAAGGGTATACGAGCCACTATGGCTGGGCGTGTTCGATGTGTAACAGAGAATGGCACAGAATTCGAAACAGGGATTCAAGGCACACATGAATATTTCACAGAACTCTTAGAAAAGAGGAGTGAATTCATTGGTCAAATGGCAACGATTCGATATCAGAACCTTACCCCAGATGGTAAGCCTCGATTTGGAGTTATGGTTGATATAGGTCGTATAGATATATAATGAAAAAGCATAATTGCCTTTTATATATGTAGAAGAACATATAAATAGATATTCTAGATTATGATAGTATCAATCGACGATTATTTCCAAAAGAAATATTCTCAGTATAGAAAATCAGTAAAAGACGAAAAGAATACTGTATTTTTAGGTAGATTGCCGCGATACAAATATATGGATATGTGGATGTGCATAAAAGATTCTATGAATAAAATCAATAATATGGTTTGACATTACTAGATATCTAGATTATTATATACATAATGAAAATCAAACAACATATACAAACAGATATGGTCAAGAAATCCCGCGACCATTATATAATGCATGATCGCCAGATCATAGTGGATACTGATAAAGAAACAAAAGCTGTCACAGTCGAAGTTACACTATTTAATGATATGGCTAATAGATTCTTCTACCGTCTTAAAGAAGAAGAACGTATCCAATGGGTTAATGAATTTTTCAATGGTGAGACTGCGCCAGTGATCAAAGATTATACCCTGTTGAGTCACTAAATATTTTTGCCCCTATCGTCTAGCCCGGTCTAGGACACCTGGTTTTCATCCAGGCAACCGCGGTTCGAATCCGCGTAGGGGTACCATTTCTGTAATTAAAATCAAATACTATGCCAAAGGAATAAAGTTTTCGGACTCCTGCGGAGACAGCTCAAATCCTCTTAGTAATTTCACAAGAGAAGACCCACCGCAGAATGGGAAGAGCTTGTTAGATTTGGTTTTATTAATTTTATGCTCCGATAGCTCAGTTGGATAGAGCAACGGTTTTCTAAACCGTGGGCCGCAGGTTCAAGTCCTGCTCGGAGTACCATTTTAAACAAACATTCAAAATAGGACGCATAGCTTAATGGTTAAAGCAGCGGATTCATAATCCGTTGAGTCTGGGTTCGAATCCCAGTGGGTCCACCATTTGTAAATAAAGAGTATCCGGCATGTTTACAAATTGTTAAAAGAGTCGTTTCATGTTAAGAAATTGTTAATGACTTTTCAAAACGTGATTTTTTACACTTTTTGAGATAAGTAATAGTATGAGACACTTACTATTACTATTACTACTTTTACCATCATCACTATTCGGCTTCAATGAAATGAATGCTGTACAAACTCTTCAAGAGAATGGAAATTTCCAACACACTGTATGTGAAGTAAAGACTGCATACGCAAACAAAGGTGATCACGTCTTATACAAGAATGTAACACCTCGTGATGGAATGATTATTTTTACAGATGATGGCAAGTGCGTTAAGTATAATAAGAACATCGTTGCAAACAAAGTAGTAGTTGCTATAGTGAAGCGTTACACATAGTATAAATAAATTTATAATGAAGAAAATCAATAGAACAAAATCAGATATCTTTTTAGATATAATTTACTGGATTGCGGCGGCAATCACATTTGCTGGAGTAGTTGCTACTCTCTATATGATGCTACAATTTTAATGCGAAGTAGTTCAGTGGTAGAACAGTTGACTGTTAATCAATTCGTCGTAGGTTCGATCCCTACCTTCGCAGCCAGATTTAATCTACATATCAAAACACCAAAGTGATATGTCGGTTCAAATCCGACCGGGCCCATCATTTTAAGGGGGTGTAATGGATTCGATCTCAGTTTCGGCTGAGACACGGAGGTTCGATTCCTCCCACCTCCACCAATTATAAATAGAATCGATGAATGTTTTAAAATCACAGTATCATGGATCGAAGTGGAATGGGATTGAAGTGTTCCCTCTACTTGTAAAAGATTTGTGGGCTTCTGTACCCAAAGCAGACACCCATAAAGGAAAGGAATTCTTTAAGCCAGTGATGGATGACATTAAGGAGAATGGATTACATTTTCCCTTACTTGCCGTACACTCGACTTATGCTCAACTCTTGGAGCAGAAGAAAAGATACGGAAATAAAATGTTAGACCTACCATTTGAGTCTGATACAAAAGACTTAGATAAAAAATTATATGTTGTTTGGGGTGGATCTAATCGCTGGCATGTTGCAAATGATCTTGGATATGATTATGTAGACTGTGCAGTTTTCCATAATGGAGAATTTGATGCCGCTCGGCGGATGCAGAAAATGCACCGTAAACCATATACCAAAAAATTCTACTAGTATGAATAGTTTACTGTGGTTCAAATGCAACAACTTTGGTGACTCACTGTCTCCTTTAATTTTTGAACACTTTAGTGAATCTAAGGCTATCTTTACTGATGTAGAAGAAAATCATAAAAAATATGTTTCTACTGGCTCAATATTGAATCATGCTAAATCAGATGACATAGTATGGGGAAGTGGTATTGCTCGGTCAAGTGATAACATAAATAAGGGTGTTGATATACGTGCTGTCCGTGGACCACGAACCAGGAAGAGATGTGTCGAACTGAATATAGATTGTCCTGAGGTGTATGGTGATCCAGCCTTAATTCTTCCCAAGATATATAAACCAAAAGTCCAGAAGAGATATACTATCGGATTTACGCCACACATTGTGGATTATGAACAATGTAAAAATCAATACTCAACTTGTGAGAACTCAATCATTATTGATTTTAAAGAAGACCCATATAAAATCATAAGGAAAATATTATCATGTGATTATATTATATCAAGCTCATTACACGGCTTGATAGTTGCTGATGCATATAGTATTCCGAATCTTTGGGTAAAATTCTCTAACAAAGTCTTAGGTGATGATACCAAGTTTTTTGATCATCTTGAAACTGTGAAAAAAAATAAAACAACATTCATTGATTGCAGAAGTGATTCAAAGACAAACAATGAATTACTATCACATCTAAATGAGGTGGAAATGTCTAAATATACTGAAGAGGATCTGAATAATTTAATCAAAGCATGTCCATTTAAAGTATGATAAGACTTAAGATAGAAAACTTTTGGGGCGGTTTCGATCATACAAATGACTATTTGGTTAATACTATAAAAGCAACCCTTGGTGCTCAAGTAGTAACCACTGATCCAGATTTAATACTCTATAGTGTATTTGGTTGGAGAGGTAAAAATGAAAAACCAGCATGCTGGAATGTGAATGTTCCAAGGATATGCTATTCAGGCGAGGCATTGAGTGATGATAAGATAACTCAAGTTTTAAATAATGGAGACTATATGATCTACTCAAAAAGGATTGATCATCCTAGATATTTAAGATTAACCGAAACAGAAAAGTATGGTTGGTATGGCCATGATCCATATTCACTCTTAACTGCACCTGTATCACAGAAGAGTAAATTCTGTTCATTTGTGTATCACAGTCATGTTAGACCTCGGGAGAATCTATGCAATCAATTGATGAAATATAAGAAGATTGATTGTCTTGGTAGAAGTTTAAATAATGGTACATCGAATAAACTTGCCAATAGATATGATACATCTGGTTGGGGTACATCAAATATAGAAGCTCTGAAGCCATATAAGTTTAATCTTGCTATAGAGAATCAACCTCTAAGTGGTTACCTAACTGAAAAGATATGGTGGGCATTCCTATCACGAACTGTTAATCTGTACTGGGGTGACCCAACTGTTTATGATTCATTCAACAGAGGAAGTTTTCTATGTAGAGATGATTTTGCATCGGAAAGACAATTCATTAATGCAATCATAGAATTAGATCAAGATGATGAGGCATATAATAAAATGCTAAATACAAATGCCATCAAGGATGATTCTCTCATTGATAAAAATCATTTGATTGATTTTCTAAAAATAATTAAAATATGAAAGTAATTACATTTTATTCAGATCCACCAAATAGTACATACTACAGTGATCGTGCTGATAAATGGATCGATAGTGTTAAAGAACATAATTTAGATTATCATATTGAAGAATTGAAGGGTAATAACTATTGGGAAAATACAAGGCGCAAGCCACAGTATATCTTGGATTGTCTTAACAAGTTTAAAGAGTCTGTTCTATGGGTTGATGTTGATACAATATTTAAAAGTTATGAGCCGTATAAATCATCTAAATTCATTGCTCTTAGACAGGGAGAAACTGGAAGAACATTATACAGCAGTTGTCTACACTTTGAATACTGTAAAGAGTCTTTAGAGTTTATTGGAATTTGGAATGATCTGTGTGTCAAAAATAACACCAATCGCAAAAGCCCGCAGGGCGATCATCATTATCTATATAAAGCATTAGCAAAATCGAACATCAAGATTGATTGGTTTCCAAAAGATTTTTGGGATATTAGAACACAATCCCTTTCACCCTTTGGCGGTTCCAAACATTAATAAAATTTATCAATATGTCTAGAAATTTAAAACAAGAATTTAGCGAGATTTACAGAACTAATCGCTGGCGGAGCAATGAGAGTAGAAGCGGCAAAGGAAGCGAGCTTACCCAAACTAAAACTATTGTAAATGAAATTCCAGCTTTAATAAAGACATGGGAAATCAAGTCTATGTTGGATATTCCATGCGGAGACTTCAATTACATGAAAGAGATTGATTTAGCATGCGATTATATTGGTGCAGATATCGTAGAACCTTTGATAGAACAAAATCGCATTACGTATAAAGACATAGACTTTAGATGTCTCAATGTTGTATCAGACGCTCTTCCGACGGTTGATCTAGTGTTGGTCCGTGATTGCTTTGTGCATTTATCAAACCACGATGTCTCTCTAGCTATTACAAATATCAAAAGATCTGGTGCAAAGTATCTACTCGTTACATCTTTTCCCAATACTGATGTTAACTTAGATTTAAATAACCCCGGGTGGAGAAAATTAAATATGTCAACTGAGCCATTCAACCTGCACGCTTCAGCAACTATTAACGAGGGTTTCTTTAAAGACCACAATAGCGACAAATCTCTTATCTTAGTTACTCTTTAAAATATATGATCGTTATATCAGGCTACACATTTAATACAGACTATGAACAAGAGGTGAAAGACCTTGAGTCTGATCTAAAGAAATATAAGAAAGGATTTTAAATGCTTCTGCAAGAATATTACGCTAGACAAGCTTGTGACGAAATGAATCTAAGCAACTCTAAAATAGAGATAGATCATCTTAATGGTAAAACTATTATTAATGGAAAATCTTATGGTATAGTTTTTCCTCGTTCACTCATTATTTATTGTAAGAGCCTTTGGGAGAAAAGAGTAGATGAATTCTATTTTAAGGGTGTTATCACCAAAAATAGAAAATGGATTAAGCAATATGACAATGTTTACGAGTCAAATCGAGGCAGAAACAAGGATTTGAAGTATTCACTTGATAAAGAATATTACGAGTCTCTAGGTCGAACTAAGTTTGCACTCACACCAACGGGTGACTGCCCGTGGTCATACAGAATGTTTGAAGCAATAATGTGCGGGGCAATTCCAGTGTTGGGTGATGATGATATTGATGTTTTTGCAGGTGGTTATAAAGTATATCGACGCTCTGATGTTAAAGAATATCGATTGGATTATGCTAAATACAACTACAAACAAGTGTATAACAATGTTTTACTATAGATGATAGTTATATCAGGCTACACACTTAATACAGACTATGAACAAGAGGTGAAAGACCTTGAGTCTGATCTAAAGAGGTTCAATCTTCCATATAAGTTATATGGCTATGAGTCTCGTGGAGACTGGACAAAGAACACAATGGTGAAAGCCGAGTTAATTCAAAGGGCACTGAAAGAGTATCCTAATGAAGATGTGATATGGCTGGATGCAGATGCTGTAATTGTAAAAGAACCTACACTCTTTCATGAGTTAAAGGATAAGACATTCGATATCTGCTGCCACTATCTCAAGACAAGATACAACCCTAATGAATTACTAAGTGGTACTATTATCTTTCGAAACAATGATATCGTGAATAGTTTAGTGGATGATTGGGTGAACGATTCCGAGGGAGTGAACTGGGATCAAAAGATACTACAGAAATATGTAGATGGTAAGTATGAAGGTAAACTTAAGAAGCTTGCTTTACCCATTGAATATATTAAGATAAAGCCAAGGAATGTCTCAAGTGCAAGAAGCCTTGAGTGTGTGATAGGACATAAACAGATGAGCCGTGAACAAAGACATAAAATTAAGTGATCTGGTTAAGAGTAAAAATGTGCTTCTAGTTGGTAATAGTG